TCAACGCCATAAGCAGGGACTAAAGACCCGCTAGAAGTAAATGTGTGAATCGTGTTGCCACCAGAAGATGTAATTGTTCCACCATCAAATTGCTGTGAGCCAGCGTAAGAGATGATGACTACGCCTGAGCCGCCTGTGCCGCCACTAGAACCGGGATTAGCACCATCTCCGCCACCACCGCCACCAAGGTTGGCAGTGCCATTGCCACCTGCGCCAGTTGTACCACCTGAGCCACCGCCACCAGCACCACCAACACCAGCAGTACCCCCAATAGAACCACTAGCGCCACCGCCAGCATAAGTTACCGATGTTCCACTAATGCTACTTGCAGTTCCTACACCACCTGCCGCACCGCCACTTGTTAATCCAGTTGCACCAACTCCACCAGCACCGCCGCCACCGCCGCCACCAAATTGATTTGTTGTTGTTGAAGCGCCGCCGTTGCTACCTTGACTTGGACTTGTGGATGGCGTGTTTCCTGCGCCTCCAGCACCACCAGTTGCACCTGTTACAGAATCAGTTGCACCACCACCACCAGAACCGCCAGTTGCACCTGTCAAAGTTGCGGCTGATGTGCCTCCTGCTGACCCAGCACCACCGCCGCCAGTAGAGGTAATAGTAGAAAAAACAGAATCACTACCATTTGTCCCTCTAGCTGAACTAGATGTTGAGCCAGCACCACCAGCACCAACAGTTACCAAATAAGTTGAATTTAGATCAATTGTTATTCCAGAACCTGTTCGGAATCCACCTGCACCGCCACCGCCTGCTCGTGTTCTACCACCACCACCGCCACCTGCAACGACCAATGCGCTTGCTGTTACAGATGACAAAGGGCTAAGTGCGCCAGAAGACGTGAATGTGTGAATGAAGTTACCGCCTGATTGGGTAACAGTTCCACCGCCGAATAATTGTGTTGCGCTTGTGTAGGAGATGATGACGATGCCTGAGCCGCCTGCGCCAGTTTGACTGTATGAACCTGAATATCCACCACCGCCACCACCGCCACCAGTGTTTGCGGTTCCCGATGTGGCTGATGTGGCTGAACTGGAACCAGCACCACCACCACCCGAGCCACCAGCACCAGCAGTGCCACCAATAGAACCACCACCACCGCCGCCAGCGTAAGTTACGCTAGAACCCGAAATGGAAGATGCTGTTCCAGCGCCGCCAGCGCCAGCCACAGTAGAAGAACCTGCGGAACCTACCGCATAAGCGCCACCACCGCCACCTGAACCGTAATTTGGAGCAGAACTAGAACCAGCGCCGCCAGCAGAACCTTGTCCTGATGTTCCTGCGCTTGCTCCATTAACTTGTGCGCCGCCGCCACCCGAACCGCCTGATGAACTTGCTGCGCCATCTGCCGCACCGCCGCCGCCACCAATAGAAGTGACTGTTAAAAATACTGAATTTGAGCCTACTGTTCCTGCTGTTGAACTACCTGATGCACGTGCAGCAGCACCAGCGCCAACAGTAATTGTGTATGACAATGTTGGGTTAAGGGAAGCCGTACCCGAAAGTAAACCACCAGCACCACCGCCGCCGCCAGCACTTCCACCTGAACCACCACCAGCCACTACAAGGTAGGTAACAGTAACCGATTGCAATCCTGTCCACCCAAAGGCGGCAAGTGCGGCGGCTCCAACTTTTGAAAGGCGTGGCATCTGCGTGTCCTTATGCGAACTTGGTTACAGAAGCCAGCACGGTGAAAGCGGCGCTTCCTGTTTTGATGATTACATAGGTGTAGCTATCAATTGAGCTTGCATTGCCAGAAGTCGGTGCAGTTCCACCTTGCCACTTGGGAGTGACAGTAGAGCCATCTACTTGGACAACGGAGTTGTAGTAAGCAGTAGCGCCATTGGTTACCAAAAAGGTGGCAGACAAAGACTCGCCTGTGGACATGATGGTGTTCAGTGATGTGCCGCTTGAACCCCTGAAATTTACAGTGAAGTTGCCCGTAGCACTGGTGGTGTAGTACAGGACTGACTGGGTTGTTGTGTCAAAGTTGATTGTTCCCGTTGCGGCAATTGCAGAGACAGTCGCAACTTCCAACATGTTCGTTGCTTTATGGCTTGCATTTGAAGATGTGCCATTGAAAGTCTGAAGCGCAGTAAAGGTGGTTGCAGTACCCGGGGCAACGTAGTCAGTTCCTGCGGTAGCCACTGTAAACGCAGAAGTACCATTGCCCTTCAAAACACCCGTCAAGGTGACTGCGCCAGAACCGCCATTGGCAACTGGGAGAGTTCCCGTTACGTTTGTAGTTAAGTTAGTAAATGTTGTTGAGGTTGTACCCGTACCGCCATTAGCAATCGGAAGGGTTCCCGTTACGCCCGTTGTTAAAGGAAGACCTGTTAAGTTTGTGGCTGTACCACTGGAAGGCGTACCTAGTGGCCCGCCAGTATCAAGCATTCTGACCCACGCACTGCTGTGAGCAAAATACATTGCCCCGTCTGCATGACTGTGAGCAATAGCGCCGTGATAAGTTGAAGCAGAAGGGAATGCTGCTTGGTTGGCAAAGTAAAACGGGATAATACTGCCCGCATTTTCTGCCCCTAAAATAGCACTGCTGAAAGAGTTAAGAACATCTACGACGTTTGTGCCGTCGTTGTAAACCAATGTGGCCTTACCCGCCGCAACCGCCACACCTGTGCCGGTGGTGTTCTTAACTGTCTTTACACCTGTACCATTGTTTCTAACCAAATAGAACTTTTCAATCTGGCAACCAGAGCCTAAGATTAAATTACCCACATAACCTACGCCCGCACCACTTTCTGTGATGTTTAAACGCAGATTTCTAGCTGATTGGGTGGTTGCAACGTCTGCTAATGTGAGCGTTACGTCTGCGGCAGATGAAAAATCTACGGTGGCAGAGCCTGTGATAGCTTCACCCAAGATAGCGTCACCAAGGTTAACGTTGGTAGACGCTCCCCATGTGCCTGAGTTTGCCCCTGTCTCAAGCAACTCTATTTTAAGTGATGACCATGTTGATGCCATTTTTAACCCCTAGTTTGTCGAAACAGCAGTCCAAACTGTTGTTTGTGTATTATCAATTACATTCCAAGCAAATGCTTTTGAGATTGACCCGGCTGACCCGGTTGCCGAAACACCCGTTAACGCCAGTGAGTTACTTACCCCCACTGACCCTAAAAATCCTGTACCAAACACTCCCGTTAAAGCTGATAGGTAAGTTGGAATCTCTGTTCCCACAAGACCCGTTGCCAATACACCTATTAATTCAAAATTAATATTAACAAATGTTCCAACTGAGCCTTCAGCCCCTGTGCCGCTTACCCCTGTTAAAGCAACAACATTTTCTATCCCAACAGCCCCAACATCTCCAGTAGCCGATACACCCGTTAAAGCTATTATGGGTGAACTGGATACGGCAACAACCGTTCCTACAGCGCCCGCAGCTCCTACACCTGCGAGCGTAGCCTGACTACCGCCCCAAGTATTATCACCCCATGCGCCATCGCCCCATGCTGTAGCCATGACTTATCAATTACGCAATTCTCAACAATCCAGTGGTTGCATCATTAACGGGCATGGTTAATGTAAACGTACCCGCAGCCACTGTTTGAGCCGTAAATGTATAAACAGCTACAGATTTTTTGTTTGCGTTTGTATCGTTATACAAAAGCATTGCATCAAATGATGTGGCCAATGTGACTGTGGTGTACACAATACTTGCAGAAGGCGTTAAAAACGATGTTGTTCCAGAACTGCTTGGGGCTGTGCCAAACGTTACAGCTACACCGCCAGCGGTATAACCAGAACCAGATACTTCTGTGATCGCACCCGTGTAAGACGTTGTTGTCGCATTTAAAGTGCTTGCCGCCGTATACAAAGCCGCTTTAAACGTATCAGCAGTTGACGCAGTGTGAGCAGGAACGCCTGTGCCGTTAAACGCATGAACTGCATTAAATAAGTCCACCTTGAATGAAGTGGTCATTGCTTGTGTATTTGCCATAATTTTTCCTTAAAATTCAGCGGTTTCGCCAAAACTTACAACAGCACGTTTTAGTTTAACGTGAACCGAGCGATGTACAAGTTCCCCTGTTAACCAATATTCCACCCAATTGGTTGTTTCATTCTCATTATCTATGGTTCCCTCACGCTTTTCAAGCAAAGATTCGTCCATTTCACCTTTTGTCGTGGTAATCAATTTGAACTCCTTAGATAATTCGTATTACAGCAGTTTCGGGATCATTCGCAGGCAATTGAATTTCAAATCCTTGATTTGTCATAGTTTGATCCAAACCAAAATTTAATACGCCAATCGACTTATTTGCTTTTGTGGAATTGTAAATTAATGCGCCACGGGTGGTGAAGTTTGCACCGGGCCAAGAGGGGTTGTCAAAACTTGCGTATCCTGTGCCATTTCCCTGCTGAACTACAACGTTTAAAAGAATTGCTCCGCCCGCTGTATACCCCGTTCCGGACACCTCATTAGTAGCAGAATACACAGTTGTGCTGGCATCAAGAGTGGCCGCTGATGTGTACAAAGCAATCTTAAGAACATCCGTGTTAAGGTCGTGGTCCCCCAACAGGATCTGTTCTTTAAAACTTGTGGTAAGTCCGGATGTAATCATCACTGCACCTTCACCTTAACTTGGCCATCACGATATGCATCTCCGCGCTGCTTACCATCGCCTAAATTCTTCAGAAGAGCCATTGCTTCTTTGTACTTGGCATCGTATAAGGCCATCATGTCTTGCTCACCCTTCATAAAAGTGTAGGCCTCTACCAAAGAGCCATACAAAAGAGTTGAATCAAAGTTTTCACCCAACCATGAGGTTCCCGCAGTCACAATAGACTCTGGATAGTAATAGTAATGCAATTCTGCTCGATAGGCCTTATTTGGTGTGGGACCTAAGATAAACGACAACTCTCCCTCATCGGTTGATTGAGGTCCAAAAATAGCATAATATTTTGGTTCCGCAGTGTCACTGGGATTAGGGTAAGTTTCTCGAATAAAATTTACATCCTTATCCAGTAAAAATAAATAATTACCTTGAAACGTTATGGTGCCACTAACAGTAGAACTATTGGCAATTGATAAAGTTATCGTAGTGCCCGCTATAGTGGTAACCAATGCGCCTGTCCCAATTCCAGTGCCCGTAACGTATTGGCCTACGGCAATATCAGTGGCACTACTTACTACGATAGTAAATTGACCCGAAGTGCCTGTAGCAGTTGGAGATGCAAGAGTAAAAATTGCCAAAGAGTAAGTGGATAAAAAATCATCAGGAGCTGATAAATATTTATTTCCTGATGTAATTGTTCCTGTTACGTTTTTGCGCAAGTTAGCAACTTGCACCATGTTGTATATACGTTGTTCAGCTTGGCGAACAAAAGTTGCAAGCTCCGTCGCCGTGAACGTGTTTTCGGTGTAGTTTTGTATTGCGGCAGTGAGTTCAGCGTAAGTCATGTGATTAACGTGGTTACAGGAGACAACACTGCGGCTGCCACCAGTTGTTTGGAAATAGGCATAGGTTGCATGCCAATGCTTGCAAACGACGAATCAGTCGTTAAGCCCACATATATCGTAACAAAAAGAGGAGCTTCCGGACGGGGCTGATTTAAGGCCTGCGCTTCCGTAAGTCCCCGTTTAGGTTCCAATTGCGGATGCTTTGGCTCATAGCATTCATCACAAACCTTGAACCCCCGCCAGTCTTTAATCAGTTCCAATAACTTAAACCTAAATCCGCACTGGTCACATAGCGCAATTGCAAACTTGCCAGAAGCATAGCCTGCGCCCATGATCAGCTCACCGTGAAAGTTGGAACCAAGAAAACACTAGCTGTATCTCTATCCTCTGCCGCTGCTCTTGCAAATTCTTCTTCATACAATTGTTTCAAAATCACCATGCGATCAGGCGCTTTTTTAACAGCTAAATGAAAAGCTAACGCAGCCACCAAACACGGTAAAAACCTAAAAACAATGTCTGCGGTATTGACATATGTACCCGTATTCTCAATCCGACGAATGGCGTAATACACAAACAAATAGGCTTGCGTACTGTCCGGAGAAGGATACAAATACAAAGAAGTGGGAACAGAACGCTCTACATAAAATTGTGCGGGCCTAGACTCCGTGTTCTTGTTTGGCGTGTGTAACCACTCTGCACGGCTAATTCGATCAATAGTTATGTCCTGCTGAGTGCTTTGACCACTATTGGTACGAATAACCGCAGACAAAACATTTATCGTATCCGTTGGCAGTATGTATTCGTGCGTGCCTGCAACCAAAGTTACTTGTCGCTGCTCAATTGTCCAAAGATTAAGCCCGCGATTTGCCCATTCTGCAAAAATAATATTGAGCGACCGCAACGCGGTTTTCATGTCGTAGCCAGACCTTGCCTCTAAGCCACAACGCTCATAAGCTTCGACGATTAAATCGTCAAACTGAAGATCAAAGTTGGCTACGCCAGAAGTAGTCATGGATTAATAGATCCTAGCTTTGCTGGAACGAGCGGCACCAGAACCACGTACCGTGACTTCCTCGCCAATCCCGCCAGACATTCCCATCTTAGACTTCATCATGCCGCCGCTGGCTGCCATTTTGGCCTTCATCATGCCGCCACCCGCTGCCATCTTCGGTTTCATTTTGGCCATGTCGGAGTCTTTCATCATCTTGCCGTCAGGCATTTTGTGCGTGCCAACCGCTCCGCCGTTTTTCATCTTACCCTTGCCATCAGCGGCAAAAGCTGGAACCATTTTTCCGTCTTTTTTAACCATTGACAATGCCTTTTTAGCCATGCCGCCACTTTTCATCATTTTAGAATTCATCATTTTTCCTGCTCCTGATACAAGTTGTTAAAAGTTTCTGCCATATCCATATACGAATCATCTTGCTCCGCACAATGAATCCACTGATTTGGCCTGAAATCAGGCGCTCCCTGTCCTGTTTCCCAATAAGCCGGACTTGTTACACGGACCCTGTTGTTAGGCAGCGCCACAATGTTTCCTGTCCACTTACCCGCATCAGTCAGTATCAATACGTGGCTCTGTTTGTGCTGCGAGGGGTCCTCTGACACATCGCTCTCAGCGTAGTCTACCGTGAACAAGTACCTGCCGGTAAAAAACTCATTGTTAATTTTGCACAACCAAGGAGAAGGTTTTGCCCTATCTAAGCTGATAATCGCATGGTTGTACGAGTTGCAGTCCCAAGGTTGCGACAAATGATTGAGCATTCGCTCTGGCCACACCTCCAGCGGGATATCCCCAACCAACGCAGCAAGCGGCATCCGCGCCCACATTGCACCACCATGCACGTTTTCCTCGTCTTGCGCCTCAAGTCCTGTAAAAATTACCTGAAAGCTCAAGCTACGGTCTGGAATGGTTGTTACTGCCACAGCCAATGCATGAAGATACTCACCCTGATACTTTTGATGCCCATTCGTAAACTCCTTACGAACCCAGCATTTAAAATACGGGATGTTGCTTGTCAGGTACATTACTTCCCCGCCCGAATGAGCTGGTCAATCTTTTCTTCAAGCCGATTAAACCGTTGGTCAATGTGGTCCGTAATCCTCTGAACCTCTGCACTTGTTGTGTAGTCCCGAGCAATTTCTTCTCGGGTTTTGTTCAACAAAATATCAATTCGTTTGAGCTCGTCAAATTTCTCTCGAATAAAAAACCACAATCCGCCAAATGAAGCGGAAAGGATTGCTAACCAAATTGTATTGATTTCCATTTAACACTTCCATCTTGCCAAGGCTGCTGCCTTGCGTGTAGGTTTACCCTTCTCATCCTTCATGGGCCCGGGCATCCCAGACATACGCGCACAAAATGATTTCTTACGGGAGCCGCCTTGAGGCTGCGGAGCCTTCAAGTTACTGCCTGTAGCCGCGTTGTACTTGGCGCGGCCTTTAGCAGTCAAGCCTGCCCCCTTGGAGATCGGCAGCTTCTCGCCACGGCCAACGGAAAGAGAAGGTGCCTTTTTAGCCATAAAAAATATTTACTACAGCTATATCAGTCATGTAGGCATAAACACCCTTCAACGCCAACACACCATCTTCTGGAATGTCTGGAGAATTATTAAAGATGTCTGTTGCCGACGACTCATATGTCAAAAGCCACGAACCGCCTCCGCTGACGTATACCGCCGCTGGACTACCTGTAATAGTCCCAGAGTTGATGTCAGTAAGAGAAAAACTGTTTGCATCTATTCGGGTAATGACGTAATTACCATCGGTAGCCGAAGGAAACGCTTCAAAGTGAATTCCAACAACGTCTCCAGTGACTAAACCGTGAGCCGTTTTTGAAACTGTTACGGTTGTTCCGCTACGCCCGTACGTGACACTCGAAGTTACAGGGGCAGTAGCAGTATCAAAAACTGCCAGTGTCCCTGCTGTAGCCGTTCCTACAAAAGAAAGTGCCCTGACGCGATTACGCCCCAACACTAAAAAACCGCTTTGGTTTATATGCGCTTGTTTGACATCGGTTGCCATAGTAGGCTCCTAATTAAGCAGTGCGTGTAAACACGTATGCCGTAGCACTAGAGAACATGATGGTGAAA